ACAATACTTTATTTGCGGTGCAAGGCGATGTTACGAAAGGTCTCAGTACTGATCGGCCGATAGTAGGACCATTTAGATATCCCACCATCAACGTTGCCAACGGCGTGTAAATGTGGTATACTAGGTAAAGATTCTCGAAAATCAATTATGGCAAAATCAGTAAGTTTCAACAAGTCAGATTATGTTGCTGGCAAACCAAAGACCACTCGCCAGGGGCTCAGTAAGAATTCAAAGCTTTCTGCCACTAGTCGCAATGGTCGCAAAAAGCGTTATCGCGGGCAAGGAAATTAATTAAAAATGGCGGCATTAGCCGCTTTTTTTGTGATTTTTTGAGATTTTTCGGGATAGCAACCCCGTAAAAAGTTCTGTTTTAACTTTTACGAGAAAAACAGATGGCAAACAGTCCAAATCCAGACAGAGATGTGAGTTATATGCGAGAAAAATGGGGTACAAATCGGTTAATTACCGATTATGGCTCCGAAAATATCGTGACTCCGACAAAAAATAACAAAAATGACCCACCAGAAGATCGTTTATCAAAATTTTGTGGTGGAGCGAATGGTTTTGATGATTACGCAGAGTGGTTGACATAAAAATGCTAATATAAATACATATAAAATAGTCGGTTTTCATGCCTAACCAAAAGGTCTTTAAGGATTTAAACATTACATTTGCAAAAAGTCCTGTTACCAAAGACCTAATGGTGACAAAAGATTTCGTTGCAATCAAAAGATCAGTAATGAATCTAGTTTTGACTAATCCTGGCGAAAGATTTTTCAATCCCAACATCGGATGTAGGGTTCGTAAATTATTATTCGACCCATTAGATTTCATTACTGCATCTGCGATCAAATCCGAAATTGAGTATACCATAAGAGCATTTGAACCGAGAGTGAAGTTAAAAGAAGTAGACGTAGAATTAGACGAAGATAATAATGGGTTTGATATAATCATTGATTATACTATTCTTGGAGATGCAAATAGCGTCCAAACTATTGATATTTTTCTAGAAAGGTCAAGAGTATAAGAAAATGCCATACAATCAACTCACAAATTTAGATTATTTTGATATCAGAAATGCTCTTAGAGATTATCTAAGAGCTAATTCTGATTTCACTGATTACGACTTCGAAGGTTCTGTATTCAGTAATCTACTTGATGTACTGGCGTATAATACTTACTATACTGCTTTCAATACCAATATGGTAGCGAATGAAGTATTTTTAGATTCTGCTACGTTAAGAGACAATGTAGTTTCTATCGCAAAGCAATTAGGGTATTCGCCAAGATCAGTTACCGCTCCTCAAGCTGCATTAAATTGCGCCATAACCTTTTCCGCCACTCCAGCACAAACAGCAGTCTTTCGAAAGGGATCTGGATTTATAACTACGATTGATAACGTATTATATCAGTATATTTTAAGAGACGATGTAAAAGCATCTGTTATTGGAGATGTGGCGACATTTAACAATCTAATTGTTTTTGAAGGCATTCCATTACAGAAGTCTTATGTAGTAACACAAGATCAACCAAAAATAACACTTCAGAACAAAGGAATTGATGTATCGAGTATACGTGTTCGAGTATACGATAGCACAACGGCATCAAACTTTATTCCTTACCTACCATCCGAAAATATTTTACTTATAAATTCCGAGTCCGAAGTATTTTTCGTATATGAAGGTGAAGACGAAAATTACACTATCACGTTTGGCGATGGTATCTTAGGAAAGAAATTAACTCCTGGTCAATTTGTAGTAGTTGAGTATACTATCACCAGTGGTGTTGATTCAAATGGAGCAAAGAACTTTCTTTTCAATGGATTGATTGAAGACGAAGATGGTAACACTACTTTTGCAATTTTAAATACGACAACTACCGTAGTTGATCAATCAGAAGGTGGCACTAGTTTAGAAAGCATCGAGAGTATCAAGAAAAATGCTCCCGCTATGTTTGGCGCACAAAATAGAGCAGTTACTTCAGAAGACTACACTGCAATCGTAAGAAGAATCTTCCCTTCGATTGCCGATGTATACGCATATGGAGGAGAAGATTCAAATCCTCCAGAATATGGAAAAGTAAAAATTGTAATCAAACCAGAAAGGACTGCATTCTTAACTAGCTTTACAAAAAATAGAATTCAGCAAGAAATAAGGAAATTTTCTGTTGCATCCGTTATTCCAGAAATTATAGACCCATCAATTATTTACATTGAACTCAATAGTAAAATTTATTACAATCGTTCCGCTACAAATAAAAGTTCTGACGATATTCGCAAATTATCAATTCAAAATATCGAAAATTACATCAAAAATTCAGATACTGAAAAATTTGGAGGCAAATTTAGATATAGTAGGTTTGTTAGTGTTATCGATAGTGCCGAAGCATCTATTCGCTCCAATTTAACAACTGTAAAGATGAGAAAGGATTTTTATCCTTCATTAAATAATGCAACTTATTACGAGTTGTGTTTTAATAATCCATTTGATTATGATACTGATGAGTTAGCTCTCTCCAGTACTGGTTTTATCGTGCAAAAGTATCCATCATATACTTGTTATTTGGAGGATAGAGATGGGAAAGTAGTTTTATATCGCAACAATGAGTACGGCATAAAAGAAGTACTTGATTCGTCTGTTGGTGATATTAATTACACAACTGGCGAAATAAAACTATATAACTTAACTATAATTAAAGGTAGTTTTAATGATGATAAAATTGAGGTTAGATTGAGACCACAATTTAATGATATTGTTGCAAAACGTGAAATATTTTTAGATGTAGATATTGCTATGAGCACTTTTACGGTAATTCAAGAGTAATAAATGAAAGGAAAATCTAGACCACTCTCAACGCTAATTGAGCAACAGATTCCACAATTTATATCGGACGAATATCCAATTTTTGTGGAGTTCGTGAAGAAGTACTACGAGCAATTGGAAGTTAGGGGGCAGCCTCTAGATATTATACAAAATTTAAGTAGTTATACCGATATCGATACGTATAACAGAGAAATAATTAAACAACATACAGTTTTAATTTCAAATATTAGTTCTACTGATACTACAATATTAATAGATGATACTTCTTCTTTTCCTGATACTTACGGTTACGCACTGATAGACAACGAAGTAATATTCTATCAGAGTAAAACTGCGTCTAGTTTTCTAAATTGCTATCGTAATGTAAGTGCCACTACTAAATTGGGTGATTTGTATCACCAACCAGAAGTAAAGAGAGTAGATTATAAAGATTTGGGAGTAGGTGCTAGTCACACAGCAAATTCTAAAGTTTTTAATGTAAGTAACTTATTTCTATACGCTTTTGTCAAGAATTTCGAAACTCAATATTTGAGTTCTTTTCCCGAAGAATCACTAAAAGAGCAAGTAGATAAAAAAGTATTAATTAAAAACATTAAGAAATTTTACCAAGCAAAGGGAACAGATCAATCAATTAATTTTATATTCAACTCCATTGTATCTGAAGACACTGGTAATATTCCAACAGTTTATTATCCAAAAGATAGTACTTTCAAGTCATCTGGTGGTAAGTGGATCAAAACCTTCTCTTTAAAAGCAAAAATTATTTCTGGAGATCCATACAAATTAATAGGGCAGAGAATTAGTCAATTTTTGGATCCTTACAATGAATCTGTAAAAAATGCATTTGCTATTGTTGATGACGTTGCTTCATTAGGGGGAAGTTATTACGAAATAATGTTAGCGGAAAATACCGTAGTCGGTGAATTTAAAATAGCTTCAGAAACGTTCCTCACTAAAACATTATCGGCGTCTGCTGGCGCAAATAGCAAAATTAACGTTTACTCTACCTTTGGATGGGATTTATCTAGAGATAGAGTTGTAATTGGTAATGAAGAAATTGTATATGATGGTAAATCAATTAATCAATTTACTATATTAAATCGTGGCACATCTCCACAAACTTACTTTGTGGATCAAAATTCGCCCAAAATTCCTGTTTACTCTTTATCCACTGTTTCTGGATTTTATGATGAAAATAATGTTAGAAATGAAGTAAGATTTTTAATTCTAGGGGTACTTTATAATTTAAATGTAGAAAATGCTTCTCCACACTCATTCAGTGGTGATAATATTGAAAAATCTGCATCTGGGTTTTCAACAACAGATCCTATCATTTATGATAAATTTAAAATTAATTTAGATGGCAGCATTGGCGAAATTAGATGGAAAATTAACGAGAATTTTGTATCCCCAGTAATTTCGGCTAATCCACTATTAACTTCACAACTTTCTGACATAATTGCTGATGTTTCTTCTATCTTTGAAGATTCACAATATTACTACATTTGCTCTTCTGGAATTCCTTCACACGGCATAGGAAATTCTAGTTGGACGGAATTAAGTGGACAGAAACAATTAAAGATCATTAAAAAGGTTCCAGAAAGAAGTACCGAGATTTATAAAACACCAGTTAAAGATGTTGGTATATTTGTAAATGGAGTAACTGTTAGGGGATATAAAGATGAGGAAGATGTTGTATTCGGTGGAATCACTGATATATCAGTAAATAACAAAGGATCTGGATATTTGAATGTTCCCTTTGTCTTAATTGAAGAAAGATTGGGAGTTAGTACCGAAGCAAAAGCAATCGCATTTTTGGCTGGCGAAACTGTAGATAGAATTGAAATTACCAATCCTGGATCTGGATATTTTCCACCATCTCCGACTATTACTATTACATCAGGTAGAAATGCTGTTTTAAGAGCAGTTGTAACATCTGGTAAAGTTACAAGTATTGTAGTAGTAAATCCTGGAGAATACTATTCTACTGCTCCCGAAATTAGGATTATTGACAGATTAGGAAAAGGAAGATTTGCAAAATTCAAATCAGTTATTTCTTCAAATGGACAAATTGTTGGTTGTGTTCCTGAAGATACAGGCAAATTTTATACTCAAGAAAATATTGAAGTTGAGGTTATTCCAGTTGGGTCTGGAGCAACTGCTAGTTCAGAAGTTAGAGCTTGGAAGAAAAACCGTTTTTATAAACTAAAATCAGGTTTGGATTCTAGTTATGGATATTTCTTTGAAAACGGCGGTAATGGTAACAATTATGCCTATGTTGCAAATCCAATTGCATTACGAGTTTCTTTAAATGATAATTTGGATTCGGTGGG